CCCAATCCGGTTCTAATGTTGGCTCCGGGATTGGTCTATTTGTTGTGTGCATAACATTTCTCCTTAAAATGCGCTAGGTTCAGTTGTCATAATTTTTAAATTATCAATTTGGATAATTTCATAATTATATGTTGTAGCAAACATAGGTTTTACACGACAAGTTCCTAAGTCTGCTTTACACCATAAATATATTCCTTTATATCTGCCACGACGATTTTTATAAATTGACATTTTTAAATCTGGTTTATCAAAAGCATTATTTGTAAGTATTCTTTGTAATCCTTCAATATCATCTTCTTTTGCTGGCAGAAGAATTGCACCAAAGTCAATTTTATCAGCAATGGCTTTTGCACCACGAAGTAAGTTTTGATCTGGTGTTTCACTTACTTGATAATCACCATTTAACTATGTAGCAGACATAATAAAAATACCATATTTATTACACAAATCTTTTAATCTAATAGATAACATAAAAAGAACTGTGTCTTCACGAAGTTTTACACCACCAGACCGGCGTGTGATTTCTTCAAGGATTTTTAGACTTGTATGAATGTAATCAAAGAATACATATTTTACATCATTATCTCTAATATTTTTTCTTATTTTATTTTCTACATCCTGTAATGAAAAATCAGGTAATACTTCAACAAAAACAGGACTATCTTTTAAAATTCGTCCCGCCTCATATACTCTCTCTCGCTCATCGCCTTCATATTTTCCATTCAATATATGCTCTTCATTAACATTAGATAAAAATGCTAACATCATTGTTTGAATTTCACTAAATTCTTGCTCTGTTGTAATATAAAGAGTTGGTTCGCAAATACCATTCTTAATCCAGCCGAATACATCATCATATAAGCGATTACAGCCAATATAACAACAATCCGCAATCATAGAACGAGACTTACCAACACCAGTAGGAGCCGAGCGCAAATAAAACTTTTTTAATCGTGCCCCGCGAGTTACTGTATTAATAAGTGGCCCATATAAAGGTATTCCTACTTCTGGATTTTTTTCTAAATCATCAAGTAATGCTTCAATACCTTCACCGGCTTGTTTTGCTTCACCCCAAGAATCATCCACATATTCAGCCTTAATTCTATCTATTTTATCTTGAACTATTGCGGCAAGTCCTTCAAGACTAGTATTATCTAATATATCTTCTTGCTTTTGGCGAGATTTTACATCAAGAGCATCAGGATCATAAATATCACTTACATCAAAACCAAAACTATCAAATGCTCGTAATAATGTCATTTTTTTCATACGATTATAATAATAATCAAATGAAGATGTTTCGGCATTTTCTGCGGCTTTGATTAACCACTCTTCGCCCTTCTATTTAATAAATACTGCTTCACTTTTAGGTCGTGCGGCCAAATAGTCAAGAATACTATTTAAAGTAATTTTTTCAGCCCCTAATTCATGTAATTTAAATATTGTCCCAAAGACAATTTTATGAAATTGATCAGGAAAATCTTCTTCTGTCACAGTATATTTATCAACATAATCCAATAGTTGTGGAGTTTTAAACACACACCCTATCACTTGAACTATACTAGAAGTATCTACATATTTACTCGGCATTATTCTCTTCAATCTCCTCGTCTAAAAAAGTAAATAATTCTCTTTTCTCAATTTTTCGCTGAGGTGGTCTAATCACCATAACTATATCCTTGGGGATATATTCTGATAAATCTTTCTGTTTATTCTGTTCATCGGCTTGCCAAAGCGCATAATAATAATCATATGCTTGCTTATAAATATATGGGATAATACCCAATCCTTTATCTTTATCTATTGGATGTTTTTTAACTTCATACCAATATTTTAATGCTTTTAACATACCTGAATAGGTAAAATGATAATCTTTTTCAAAATTAGAAACTTGAAGCATAAAACGGGGAAGAATGTAATCATCTTTTAAATTATATAATTTTATAATATATAACATTAACTAATCTTTATCATCTTGGGGTCTAATTTCCGCACATTTTTTATGAACATATCTACCTTTTAATTGCGGCATTTCTATTACATCAGATTGATTAGAATAGATTGCTTGATGACACCAAAAACAAGTTGTTGAATGTTTTGGGTCCCAAATCTCATAATGCTATTTTTCTTTTCCTTCATTTACTGCGGTTAAATAGCAATCAGCATGACCATAGCGAAAACTTTTCCCAAGAGGAACTTGTATATAGGCTTCTTTATCTCTATCAAATTTTTTATTACAATATCTACAAGTTACTGTCGCCACAAACATTCCTCTTTTTTACATAATTTTTACATATATATTATACCATAATTTTTTATAAAAATCAACCCTTGGCTTTTTATTGCCAAGGGTTATTTATTTTATATCAATTACTTCTTTCCATTATTAACCAATTCGTCTTGAATCTCAGTAACTACAAGATAAACCAATTCTGCCTGATCACGAGTTACGCCAGACATTTTCTTGCCCTTACCGAGATATTTCTCAATAATCTGAGTAATACGAGGAGCATAATAAGTTTGATCTTTTGTCATCAAATCTCCTACAATAGTTTCAAACTGAGCCATAAGAGCATCAAAATCATACTCTTTTACAGTAGGAGCAATTTCACGCTCATTAGTAACAAACTTATTACCATTCTCTTGTGCTTCTTTATCAATTGCATCTGTAAGTGCTTTGGTTAATGCCTCATAAGAAAGAGGTACTTCGGGAGCAATATATCTAAAACGACTACCACAAGAAATACCTGAACCAGCAGGAGAACGAAGTGTTAAAACACGCTTTTCATCTCCATTAGCATCAACATAATGACGAGCGTAAGCATAAAGGTCAGTCATATTCTCAATAATTTGGAGAGCAGAAGACTGAGTTGTTGGTTTAGTAAAACCATATTCCTTACCATTCTGGTCTTTATCTACCCCAGTTTTTGAATGAGAGATAAATACAACCGCATATCCCATCATTGTTAGTCCACGGAAAATCTCTTCAAATTCCTTTTTATATTTACTCCAACTGTTGGTTCCCCAACCGCCATCGCCCATATTATCAATACCAAGTTGATTACAAATATATTTCTGACAAAGGTCAGCCGCAATATCAACAGTATCAACAACAATAGTTTTATAAAACTCTTGTACTTCGGGCTTTTTCAATTCTCTATAAACCTGCTTCATTTCACCCCAAGAAGTAATATCCTGAGCACGAACACCAGGCAAAGCAGCATATCCTTTTTCAAAAGCGAGAAGCAGAGCACCTGGCATTTGGGTCGCCAAGGTAGTTTTACCTACCTTGGGAGGACCATAAATGAATGTAATATATCCTGAAAGATCTCTACTAACTTTATGGGGCTGAATGTCTAAAAGATTAATAGCCATAAGATTTACCTCCCATTAAATTAGAAGTTAAATCCACTTGCTCCACCAGGAGTTGCGGCAGGAGCCTGAGTTTGAGCACGAGAAGCATTATATTCATCCTGACGCTGCTTAATTGCGGCAAGAGCAACTTCGCGGTCAGCAAGAGCAGTCTTCCACTCCTGAGCAGTAATAGTGCTATCATCATCCCAAACATATGGTTCACCAATAGCACCAGTGATAACAAAATCACGATTAGTACGAGGAGATTCAGTCACAAGAGGCTGACCAAAAGCAGATTCGGTTACAGTCTTAACCATAGTTACCTGAGATACCTGATTACCCCAAAGTTCAGTAAAGACAGGATTCTTCTGTGAAGCATCAAGTCCAAGAAAATAATCCATAGCGCCATCACTAAGAGCAGTAAATTCAACAGGAATTAGAGACTTACGAAAATCAAATACATAACCACTAACCTTTACCTGACGAGGACGGCTATGCTCTTCATCTGCTTCAATTTCACGAGCCCCAGTAATTACCATATCACAACGGAAAGTATTACGAGCGGCTTCATCTGCGGCAAGAGTCTGAACTACATGAATGAATCCACCCTCATTGCGCTTGGCACTAACCAACTCTTCTTTTCCATTACGATTAGAATAAAATTCATTTACCCCAATGGCTGAATCAATACGAAGTTTTACAGCCTTATCTACACCATGCTCCATAACATTGGGCATAGTTCCATTAATAATATTCTACAAAGTTGCGAAAGTTGCATTATCAGAACCACTCTTCGCATACTTAGGAGTTACATAAGTAAAGTGAACACTAACGATATTGGTAAGAGCATTGTCTGTCGCAATATCAATAGTTCCATTAATAAACTAAGTTCCAGGATTCTTAGAGTTTTCACCAGAGGTTTTAAGGCTCAAAGAATGCTGATACAAAAGACCCTCAATATGAGTTGTATTTTTCATTGTTGCTTTCATTATTTATTTTCTCCTTCAATAATTACATAATTTTTTCCTTTTTCTGTTAAACTATAAATAACAGGGTCTTGACTAAGTTTTTCACAAAAACCATCATTAACAAGTTTACGCAAAGTACCGGATGCTCCACGAGAAGAAATTCCCATCTGTTCAGCCAAATCTTTTGCTTTCCACAGACGAGTCTCTTGATGTTCTTGAAGATACGCAAGAATAAGTTTACCATTTTCAGTCAATTCTGACTTTTCATTTTTTTCTTCTCGCAAGATCTAAATATATGCGGAAATATTTTCTGTCATAAGTTTTTCAGTAAGTTCAGGATTTGCTTTCATTAATTCTTCTACAAAATTTAGAAATTCTTGTTTCATTATTTTTAATAAATCTCACTTTCCTTAATTTCTATATATATTATATCATAAAATTTTCAAAAAATCAACTTATGACATTTTTTCATAATTTTTTCTAAAAATATTTATTTTAATCCTCACTTAAAGTATAAGCAATTAATTTATTTTCTCCCATGATAGCATTTAAAAATGCTTCAAGTTCATCAACTACATAATTACCTTCATAAACATTAGTAACAAAGTCATGGTAAGAAACAAATTCAATACCAGATAATCCATAAGCATTGGCTTTATACTCCATGGCTTTGGGATTACTACAAACAAAAATAGCATTATGTTCTTTTGCCAATAGCATTAACTGACTAGTTTTTCCTGTTCCACGACCATTAATAATTCTAACCATATTAATTATCCTTTCTTAACAGTATACCCATATGTTTGGGCTTCATAAAAATCTGTCCAATATTTTTCTCGCGCAGTAAGTTCATTTGCTTTACATTCTTCCAATAGTTCAAACATAAAATTTTCTACCCCGATTTCTTTCATTGCGGGATATAATTTATTTTGAGTTACTGGCTCTGCTCCTACTCCTCGTTTAATATGTTGGCGCCAGCGTTCTGGAACATTTACAGCCTAACCAACATAGCACTTACCATTTTCTAAATTAGTAATTTTATAAATACCCATGGGCTTTCGAGCCCCAAAAACTCTACCAATTAAATCTGTGTAAGGTTTTTCATAATAACATTTATAAATAACTTTATTTAATGGTTCTTTGTCACGCAGATAAGGTTCAACAGACCGCAATCTTTTTATCTCTTCTAAATCAACTTCTGGAATCTATAAACGATAGAAATCTTTTCGCTAACGCTCTAATTCAGCGCGTTTATTAGATTCTACCGCTGCCTTAGCTTTTGCCTAAGCATCAGATAATTTAATTAATACATCTTCTAATTCCTTAGATTTGACTCCATATTGGGCAGTAATTTCACTAACCATATCAGCCAAAGTCTCTAAATAACTTTGTTTAGCGTCTTCTTTTGCTTTTTCATATTCAGATAAAAGTTCAGTTTTTGCTTTTTCTATTTGCTCTTGGGCAATTTGAATTTGTTGAGTTTTAAAAATCTATCCAGATTCTTTTGCTTCTGTTTCAAGTGTTTGAATTATATTGTTTCTGCGCTCCTCTAATTTCTAAACTTCAACTTTTAAATCAGATTCACGCTAAGACCAATTTAATAATTTTTCATTTTTTTCTTTTTCCCAATCACGACGAGCCTATTCCATTTCATTTAGCTAACGAACTGCCGAATCATGAAGTTCTTTATCTTGCTTTTGAATATCTTGATAATACTATTCATTTAATTTATTATATTGATTTTCTAATTCATTTCGTTTCTCAATATATTCTTTTTCAAGATCTTTAATTCGTAATTGAGTTTCATTCTCCTTTTTCTCAAGCTCTTGATTGGCAGTGTGTATTCTCTCTTTTGGAAGAAAATGACAAACCACAAGAGTAATTAACACACCGATTATCAAAGCACCAAGCGCTATTATAATATTAATCGGCATAGATATTAAAATAAGGGGTAATATAAATTACCCCTTATAAATTATATATCTGATTAATTACTCAGCATCAGCATCAGGATCAAATTCCATACCAGCGGGAGTGAGCTGGAGGAACTTTACAGCCTTATGAGAGCCATCATCAAGCTCAACCTCTGCGGGAACACGGATACCAAGACCCTTGCGCTGAATAGCAGAAGTGAAGATACCATCAACCTGGCGCTTCTCAAGACCGAGAGCCTCAGCAACATCACCAGAGGTAACATTAGCACCATCAATACCCTTTAAATAATTAAGTACATTCTTAGAATTTTCTTTCATAGCCATAATTCAAAATCTCCTTTAAAATAATAAATAATAATTTTTTTTCTTAACCTTTTGGTTATGTAAATATTATACGAAAAAATTTTTTAAAAGTCAAGGCATATCATTCAATATGTCTTGTACCATTTCGTCAATGGCATCAATGTCTTGAAAATCATGAACTCGGCTAGATAAACGCATTATTTCTTCTTGTGCGGCTTGTATTGCCGTATTATCATCACTATTCTAAATCACATATTCACATTTAGCAATTTTCTCAGCCAAGTTTTTGAGTTCTTTTCTTTTCATACCAAAATCCTTTTCTTTTTTATTTACAATATTATTATACAAAAAATTTTTTTAAAAGTCAAAGCATAGCCATTAGTTGTTCTTCATTGATAATCGGCACACCAAGTTGCTTTGCTTTTATATTTTTGCTAGACTTACTATTAATATCATTATTAACTAGATAATTAGTATTTCCAGTAACAGAATTAGTAACTTTACCACCTTTTGCTTCTATTGCGGCTTTTACTTCTTCTCTATTTTTCCATTTATTAACTTTTCCTGTAATGACAAAAACTTTTCCTGACAGATTTGATTCTTTTGTTTCATAAGGATTAACCCATAAACTATTTTTACAATTAATAACAAGATCTATTAAAGTATGGGCTTCTGAATAATCAAAATTATGTAATGAATTATTCATTTCATAGCCAAAACCATCCCAAGCAGTAAAATCAAATCCAGTCTCTATATAGTTTTCAAAGTGAAACCAACTTTGACATTTTTTAGCAATTTCTTTTGCATATGTTGTACCAATTAAAGGAATACTTAAAGCAGAAATAAATTGCCATAACTCACAGTCTCGTGCTTCATCAATTGTTACTAAAAGTTTATCAACAGATTTTTCACCAAAGCCTGGCTTCTTAATCCATTCATCACGGAAGTTAGATAAACTAAATAATTCTTGATAATTACCGACCCAGCCCCAATCAACAAGTTTTTGAAGAGTCGCTTCTGAAAGTCCTTTAATATCAAGACCTTTTTTGCCACAAAAATGTTCTAATTTATTTATAAATTTTCCTTCACAATGTGGATTATCGCAATAAACAAAACCATCTTGAAGATAAGTAGGACCTCCACATACAGGACAAGTGCCTGGAAAGTCTAATACTATTTCATCGCCATTCATAGGAATTCTACATTCGCCACGCATTATTTGTGGAATAATCATATTCATTTTGGCTACCAAAATTTTTTGGCCTACAAATGGGACTCCTAAAGTTTGAGTTAATATATTATAATTATGCAATGATGCTCTTGTTATAATACTTTCACCATCATCAACAGGGTCAAAAATTGCCACAGGAGTAAGGGCTCCTGTTTTACCCATAGACCACTCAATATCGCGTAAATTAGTTTCATATTCTTCATCATAAAACTTGTATGCTAATCCTCCGCGAAAATGATGCCCTGTATATCCAAGAGATTGGTAATAGGCGCAATTATCATATTTAAAAACTACACCATCTATTGGATATGAAAATTCTTTTGCCATATCTTTAATTAATGAAATAGCATGTTCAATTTCATTAGATTTATTTTCTACTAACATTAAGAATGGAACAATAATAAATCCCAAACTATCTAAACGAAAAATTTTTCCGCTTAAATTTTTACATTCTTCTAGGCCGGCAATACAATCCCATGCCACAAAAGTAAGTCTCCTTTGAGAACTTGCGCGTGAATCCAAGAGGCGTATAGAGCCACTAGCAAAATTGCGAGGATTCTTATAGGTGCTACTAAAATCTTCAAAATCTTCATAGGTACAAATAACTTCTCCATCAATAATTAATTTATCTTTAAAAGGAATTTCAAGAGGAACGCCTTTAACTCGCACCATATTTTGAAGAATATTTTCTCCAACTTCGCCGTTGCCGCGAGTTTCAGCACTAGTAAGGATACCATCTTCATAACAAAGTGAACAAGTTAACCCATCCATTTTTGCCATTGCAATCCCGTCATTTTTACCAAGGAATGAAACTACATCATCTATACTCTTGGTCTTATCTAATGACAACATAAGATGATTATGTTTAACTTTTTTTAATTCATTAACTACTTGATAATCAACATGAACTGTTGGGGAATTTCCAAGATGAACTCCTGTCTCTTTTTCTAACTCTTCAAGTTGAAAATACATATCATCCCATTCTTTGTCAGAAATTGGGCTTTCTCCTTCATCATAAAGTTTTGTATAATAATTTAATTTATCAATGAGTTCTCTCATTTGGTCTATTTTATTCATGTATATTCTCCATAAATATTATTTATATCTATTATTAATTATATTATAACATATTTTTTTAAATATGTCAAGAAAAATAAAAATGCGTTTTACCAAATTTTTTATTAAAATTTGGTAAAACGCCAATTCTTTTTAATTAAACTTTACTTACACTTAAAATATTATTATTTTTAAGCATCATATTTCCAACAGCAGATCGTCCCATTAAAGGAATTTCTGTTGCAGCAATACATACTGAATTTTTATTACCAATTAATAATACATTATCTTCATCATCAATTAGTTGAGCCGCAGAAACATATCCATTTACAATACTTACTTTATGACAAATGATACCTTTTCCTGCTCGCTTTTGTAAAGTAATTTCATTTTGAGACATCTTCTTACCATATCCCTTAGTAGTAAATATAGCAAGTTGATCATTACTATGTCTTAATGGCAATGCGGCAACTACTTCATCGCCTTCTCCAAGATTAATACCTTTAACACCAGCAGTAAGTCTTCCAGTAGCACTAATTTCAGTTGAATTAAATTTAATCATATAACCATTTTTTGTAACAAGAATAATTGGTTCTTCATTAATTAAAGTAACGGCGGCGAGAGCATCTCCATCTTTGATATTAATTGCTCCAATGCCATTAGATTTTTTAGTGCCGATATATTCATTTAATCCAGTTTTCTTAACTAATCCATTCTTTGTAACAAAAAGAATGGATTTCGCATCAGTTTCACGATAAATAGAATAAATTGTTGTAGGCTCTTCCCCAGGCTCCATATCAATTAGAAGTTTAATTGGAGTTCCTTTTGTTGTATTAGTTCCAACAGGTATCTTATCTACAATTAATCTATACATTTTTCCTTTATTTGTAAAAATCATTAAACTGTCAATTGTATTAGTACGAATAACTGCCGAAGTAATATCTTCTTGTGTTTTTACACCTTTTCCTCCTCTTTTTTGAGTACGGAAAGATGTTGCGGGGATACGCTTAATACTTCCTCCCTCTGTCATTACAACAACACACTTTTCAGGAGGAATAAGAGCAACCTCTTTTTCTTCTTTACTTTTTGGCATCTCTATATTTTGCAATTCAGTTTTTCGTGCCGCAGAATACTTTTTCCCAAAAGCGCGAAGTCTATCAAGAAACATATTTTTTTTCTTTACTTCATCAGATAAAAGTTTTTCACAGTTAATAATTTTATCTTCAAGTTCAGATTGTTCTCGCTCTAACTCTACTTTTTCAAGTTTTGCTAAGCGGCCTAATTTCATATCTGTAATTGCTTTTGCCTGACGAGCAGAAAGTCCATACTTAGCTACCATTTTTCTTTCTGCATCCGCTGAACTATCACTTGCTTTAATAAGAGCGATAATATTATCAATATCTTCAAGTGCTTTTAATAGACCTTGAACAATTTCTAATCTATCTTTTGCTTTTTCTAGATCATATTTAGTTTCATTATCAATACAAGTTACATTGTGTTGAATAAAAATATCAAGATATTTCTTTAAATTTAATAACTCTGGTGTTTTACCTACAAGAGCAAATTGATTAGCACTATAACTCTTTTGTAAATCACTATTTTTAAAAAGCAAAGATAAAACTCTGGCAGGATCTTTCTCACACTCTACTTCAATTAAGAGTTTATTCTTACCACTCTTATTGATAATATTATTAATATCAGGAATAGTATCATCAATAACTAACTTTTTAATTTGATCAATTAAAGGTTCAACATATACTTGATAAGGAATTTCAGTAATATAAATTATATTACCTTTAATTTCAGTTTTTGCTCTAAGAATAACTTTGCCTTTT